AACTTAGAGATTTTGCAAGATCAGGTAAAGGATTTGATTTAAATAAATATTCTAACAATTTAGCTTTAGGTGCAGCTCTTAAGTCAAACACAACATTGTTTATACAATATAGGGTTGGTGGTGGACAAGCAACTAATTTAGGTGTTAATGTAATCAATCAAATTGGTACTGTTTCATTCTTTGTTAATGGTCCATCGGAAAGTATTAACAGGTCTGTTATTAATACATTGAAATGTAATAACGTTACTGCGGCAATTGGAGGGGCAAATGCACCAACACTTGAAGAAGTAAGAAATATGGTATCCTATAACTTCTCAGCACAAAACAGAGCGGTTACAATAAATGACTACGAATCAATTATTAGAACAATGCCTTCTCAGTTCGGAGCACCAGCAAAAGTTGCAATTACGGAAGAGAATAATATGATAAAGATAAAAATGTTATCTTACGACACAAGTGGTAATTTAACTGATACGGTTTCTAATACATTAAAAAGTAATGTTGCAAACTACCTATCAAATTATAGGATGATTAATGATTACATTTCAATAGAAAGTGCAAACCCAATTGATTTGGCGGTTAATGTTGATGTTGTATTAGATGCTAGTCAAAATCAAGGTGCGGTCGTATCTAAAATAATTGATATTATTTCAACATACTTTAGTCCTACAACAAGACAATTAGGTCAAAATGTTGTGGTATCTGAATTGAGAAGATTAATCCAAGCGGAAAATGGAATAATAAGTATTTCTGATATGGAATTTTTTAATAAAGTTGGTGGACAATACTCGTCAAATCAAACATCTCAAAAATATTCAAATCCAGCAACTAAACAAATTCAATTAATTGCAGATACAATTTTTGCTGAACCTACTCAAATATATCAAATTAGATTTCCTAACAAAGATATCAATGTTAGGGTCATCAATTTAAGTACGGTTAATTTTTCCTAATAATTTATTTTTTTTTAATTAGAACTATTTTTTGAAAATAGGAAATAAACTATTTATCAAAAAAGACTTTAATGCCAAAATCATATAGAATAAGGACTCAAGTAGGGGTTGACAAATACATCAATGTAAAATTAGACCAAGATTTTGATTTTTTAGAGATCCTATCTTTAAAAATAAATCAATCAGACCTTTATACAAAGGTGTGTTCTGACTATGGGGTTGTAGTTGGTAGAGTTTTTGTAAATGGTGGTTTTGGGTTACCAAATGTAAAAGTATCTATATTCATACCATTATCTATTGAAGATGAATTAAATCCCATAATATCTGAATTATACCCATATAAAACATTATCAGATAATAATGAGTTAGGTTATAGATACAATTTATTGCCTCATGACCCATCATATAGTGTTCATGCTGCAACAGGGACATTTCCAAATAGGGAAGAAGTTTTAATAGACCAAACATATATTGAGGTTTATGACAAATATTACAAATATACCGTAAAAACAAATGATAGTGGTGATTATATGATTTTTGGAGTTCCAGTTGGAGCTCAAACCGTTTTTATGGATGTTGATTTATCGGATATTGGATGTTTTTCGTTAACACCACAAGATTTAATTAATGCGGGTCAAGCAACTCAAACACAAGTTAATGGATCAACATTTAAATCTTCACCAAATTTAAGTGAATTACCACAAATAAAAACAGTAAATAGAAATGTTGATGTATCACCTCTTTGGGGTCAAGAAGACATTTGTCAAATAGGTATTACAAGAGTTGATTTTGATTTAACTAATGAAGCAAACGTAACAATTAATCCTACCTCTATTTTCATTGGATCTATTATTTCTACAACTAATGATGATGCAGTTAAAACAAAATGTAAACCAAAAAATAATACAGGAAATTTATGTGAATTAATTGCGGGACCTGGACAAATATTAGCTATTAGACAAACAATATACCCTGATAAAAATAATTTTCCAATTCTTGAACAATATAACCTTGAAGAAAATGGTAAAATTATAGATGGTGATGGTTCATATTTGGCAAATATACCAATGAATTTGGATTACGTTATAACAAATGAATTTGGGGAACAAGTTATTTCAAATGACCCAACAAAAGGTATTCCAACAAAGGGAAAATATCGTTTTAAATTTAAATGGAATAATGAAGGAGGGTTACAAAATGATTTTCAAAGAGCAAATTTTTTAGTCCCAAATATTAAAGAATATGGTTGGAGTAACAGTAATATAGACCCGTTTGATCCGGCTTCAGCTGTTTCAACAATATTTAATACCACCGTTGGTAATATTACAAGTGATCCCTTACCTCCATTTACTGAAGGTGGGTTACTATTTACTGGGATGACTAATTCCAGTACTTTTACCGTTTATATTAACGGACTACCATATTATGGGGATACTATGGTTATACCTGTTAATATTGGTGATTTAATTTCAATAGATTCAAATCCTATTGATAATACACAACCACAACAATTTGGTTTTACTTTTTACCCACAAGGTTATTTTGATTTATTAAGGTCATATAGTTTTAGTTTAGATTGGGATGATTATGTAAACCCATTATCTGCAATTAATTGTGAAGATACGTTCTATGAAATGAATTACAATAAAGTTTATACAACGGCAATGTTTCTTGACAGATACAAAAATGGGGTTGGAAGAGCAAAACATTTAGGGATTAAAGAAATTGATAATAGAGCTTGTAAATCAACGGTAAATACATTTCCATCTAACGACATTATTAAAAATTTTGACACCATATTTTTTATTTTTAATGTCTTTATGAGTATTTTGGCATACCCATTAATAGTATTATTATTTGTTGCTCACTTTATAGCATGGATGTGGCCCGTATTAAAGTACTTATTAGTTGTTTTAGGACTATATTTTGCTTATGACACAATAAGAGACATGATTGACTGGGCAAACTCACTACTTGAAACTTTCGCATTCTCACCTTTAGGTGGTCCAGTAATTAATGTTGGTTTAATACTAAGAATTTCAGCACAAGCCGTATCATTTTTTTTAAGATTAGCATTTAGTCTCGCATTTATAGCATTTACAATAAAATTTCTTCTTAAAATAACAAATTTCCCAAGAATAGGGTTGCCTATGATGGCTTATCCAGAATGTACAAGTTGTGATTGTGAGTGTGGACCTGCCACTTTGGACGATGATATTACCGCAGCTTCGGTTCAGGAATCAATTGATTCAGAACAATCAACTAACAATAATCAAGAACTTGGTCAAGCCACTGGATTCTTAGCTCCTGTTAACATGCCATCCTCATATGGTGTTACACATCCTAACTCACAAAATAATGAAGTTGAATCTGCGACCGAAAGAGATAAAGGCCCTTTTTGGGGTGGACCTTGTCTTCCTGCTGCCACAGATGGATGCCCAAATTGTGGCGTTCCATCATTAATTACAGCAGCAATTAAAGAAGATATTGCACCTTCAGTTGCAGCACAAGGTATTAGCGACTATAATAGAATTTTTTCAGGTTATGACGTATTAAGTTCAACTGGAACTGTAAATGAAAATATGTTGGTTACTAATGAATTACAGTTGTACCATTCATCCCAACCATTTTTAATTTCAGCTTGGGATAATAGTGGTAGAGACCCAAGAAGTTGGGCTTTTCCTAGATCCTCAACTTTTCCACAAAGATTAAATGAATTTAATACAAGAGACAAATATTTTGATAGTTATGGTGGAAAAAATAGAATAAAAACTTTTATTAATCCAAATTTAAATGGGCCTAAGTTTATAAATGATAATGTTCTTGTTGTTTTAGCTAATCCAGGTACTAAAGATCAAATGCAAGTGGGTAAACCAATTAGTTTTAATAACCCAACAACCTCTAATGGAAATATTAATATTACTGGAGGAACATTAAATCTATTTAATAATAATGCAATTACTGGAACTACAACAACAGGAACAACAACAGTAACAGTTCAATACGCAGACCCCGCAAATATTTTAAATCCAACCGCTTTATCTGAAGATTTTATAATTAATCAACCTCCAATTTCAAATATTCCTTCATCAATTAGTGGTGATGAAGTTGGTTTTTTACAATATACTACGGACATAGAATATTACCAAATGATAACAGGAATGACAGTATCACAATTTCTAACACTTGTTGGAACTGATTCAGGTTCATTTCCACAAAGTTATTTAAAACATATTATGAAATTTGATTATTGTTGTAATAGTAATTATAAAAGTTATAATGCTGGTGAGTGTTTAACACAAATGATTAATTATTATGATTTTGAAATTATAATTTTAACTAAAGGTGTTGATGTTCACTCTGCACCACAAACTATAAATTATGATTTATCAAGAATATTTGGTAAGTCAGATGGTAATGTTTTTGTAAACGGTAATTATTATTTAAATATCCCAATACAACCAACAGGATTAAAACCTACAACACATAACACACCTGATAACACATCAAATAATCTTTATTTTCCATCTTATAATTTTAATATAGGGCCTTCGGATGGATCCAACATTAACTACACGGCATTTACATCAAATAATCCTTATTATTATTTATCAACTGATGATATTACTCTTGCCGATTATACACCTGTTGATTATATGCCTGATGCTACTGTACCTATTTGGAAGTATTTATCATATCCCCAAATAACAGTACCCTCAAATTCAAGAACAATATTAAAGTCTAGTTTTTATACAATACCATCATTTATGATACAAGGGTCTCCATATCTTAATTCTCCATATATTGGAGGAGGTGCGTTTATCGGAAAAAAAAGTAATAGTAATTATCCTAAATGTAAAAGTAATAGTCGTAACGCAAAAACGGCAGACAATGGTGATGAGGCTAAAGTTCAATTAGGTGGAATACCAACTAATCAATTATCTGCGTTATATTCACCGGCATATTATAGATATACATTACCTAATGTTAATTTTAGTGATAAAACTAAAATGGTTATGAGAAGTGACCGATTACCAACATCTTCAAAAATTGAAAATGGTTATGATAGTAAAACGGGGTTTGGTTTACATCAAAATAATAATTTTGCATTTTTTAATGCTGATGGTTCTGAAGGATCGTCTAATTCAAATATGTCAACTGAGTTTTCAGGAGAACAATATGATAGTCCTGCACAAACTTTAACTTGTGAAAGTATGGTATCATTACAATGTTATCAAGGGTCTGGTAATAATGTCTCAGTTATACCTCCGAATCAATGTGTTGTTCCAGAAGGTAGAGTTAAAGGTGGGTGTTATTGTCTATTAAATAAAAAATATTTAACTGAATATGGTGAAGATGTAAAATTATTTTTAGAATGGAAAACAAGATTTACAATTACCTTTGCCGCTTGTCGTGGTGTATTTGCTCAAACATTTCAAAACAACTGGATAAATGGAGTTTTATATATGTTTTCATTTAATAAAACTTCAACATATGAAGCCTTGTCTACTATACCAACATATAATTTTTGTGATGATATTATTGTTTTTAATAAATTAAATAATGGTTTCTATTATAGATCTTCGCCATGGAAAAAAACTACACAAGAATTTATTGGAAAAACTAAACCAGCTGTTAATCCATTATGGCCATCAATAATAATTAATGGGTATCCTGGTTTAGGTTACAATGAAAAACAAATACAATTTCCAACAACAATGGTTGACTTAGGACCTAGAGATGAGTTTATTACTGAAATATGTAATAGTTCAAATTTTAATGGTTATATGGTGGATCAAGTTAAATCTACTTCTAATCAAGACTCATCAGAGTTAATTCAAATTGGATTTTTATCTAGATTATTAAATGAAACATTTAGACAGTCAATTTTACCTATATCAACAGGTGGAAGTAGTTCAGAAGGTAAAGGAATTATCCAATTCTTTAATAGTACCAGAAAGGCGGATAGAATTGACGGTGATTTTGCTCAAGCGTTATCAATAAACTCTGAATGGAAAATTAATCCATTTATTTTTGAAAATTACACTAATCCAAACTCTATATATTTTGGTAATGATAACCAAGTACCACCAAGACCTGTATTTGGAATATTCTTTGAATCACCTACTAATGAATATAAATATAGAAGAAGGTTTACTCCTGGTATTGAGACATATAATCAATCACCATTAATAGAAGATTATTATGGTTTTCCAAAAACACAAGACGTTCCTTATTACCAATGGACAATAAAACAGTCAAATAATATATTTGGTTCTGAAGATAATAATTGGTATACGTTTTCACCTTTCTTCCATCAAGGGTATCAAAAATTAGATTTTAATAACCTTTTTGACCCATATTTTCGATCATCAACTACAAAATTAGGTATATTAACTAATTTTGATGTTAATGGTCAACCATTACCACAACCACAAGTTACAGATAAAATTTTAGTTGGGGCTCCATTTCATTTCTATTTTGGTTTAAATAATGGTAAAACCGCAATTGATAAATTTTTTAAATTATATGTAAACACTCAAGAATAAAATGATAGATAACCAAACAAATATTGTTTTAGGTAGTTTAAAATATAAAGGATCAAGTAATACCAATCTTTTTATTGATCTTCCATTGGAACAAACTGAAAAAGAAACAGTTGAATTTGATAGAAACGTTGATTTAAGTTTACAACAGGTTTTTGATGATGAAAGACAAGCATCAACAATTTTTAGACCTGTAACTAAATACACTTTTTTATTTAAAAATGAATACACTGGATCAACAACCTATGTTCCATTTAGAGATAATTTGTATTATACAAATGCTATTAATAACGCAATATCTGGAACCACAAATCCTAATACTCCTTGGGAAGGTTACCCCCAATATTTTGAATTTGATTTTATTAGAATTGACAATAATGTGGTAGGATATACTCAACCACCAAATAACCATGTAACATTTATAAATAAAAGTGCCTCAACTTATAATTGGACTCATTATATGAGTTATGCGTATGGTAACGATTATACAAAACCATTATTTGCAATTGATAGTGAAACTACCGCATCTTGGTTTTGGGCGGCATCTGATGGAATACCATTTACAATAACATCAGGTAGTGATGACAATGGTAATTATATTACATTTAAATGTCCTATGAAACATGGGTTACTAACAGGAGAATTTGTTGAATTACCATTTAATTATAATGGTGAAACTATTTTTCAAGTTAATGGACTTGGTGATGATGGGTTTGGTAGTGAAGAATATATTTTTAAAATTTATAATGTTGGTTTTACTGGTTCCACGTTCCAAAATGGAACCTCAAGTACATTTAAACGTATAATTAATAAAAGTAATAGTGGGGAAACAATGTCAGAATATTATGTTAGGAAACATAAAATTTTAACTAACTCAGAATGTGCTTTATTAATAAAGGCGGGATTTGAACAAAATATATTTGAATCAAAATCAAAATTTGAAAAAGATGTTATAACTCCAAATAATACAAATAGGACTTCAGTAAAAGAAGGTAATCAATC